AGGGCTTGATTGCCAAATTGACCAGCAGCCAATTCTTGACCAAACAGATTTTGTTGGATACCTTGAGCTTGCAGTTGAGCTTGAATACGAGCGTCATTTTGTTGCATTGCAAGGTCTTGCTTGGCACGAGTATAAGCTTCAGAACCAACTGGAATACCTTGGCTTGCAAGTCGTTGTTCTAATTGTTGCTCTTGGCGTTGCAGTTGTGGCTCAAGGCGGTTCATCAATAAACCGCTTGCTCTATCCCAACCACTCATGCCTACATTTTGTCCTAACGAGGTTTGTAGGCTAGGTGCGTTACCTGCTCGTAATTGAGCTTCAGCATCGCTCATTTGCCCTAATTGTGGGCCACCAGCGATTTGTTGCATTTGAGCTTGTTGTAAGCTACTTTGCAAAGCAGGTAAACCGCTTGTGCTAAATGGACTAGCCATCATTCCACGAACATAATCAAGACCAGTTTGCGATAACTGTCCTAAGCCTTTGCTGGCAGCTACATCGTAGTTGTATAGAGCTTGTTGGTCAGGGCTAAAAGTCTGCGTGGCTTTCCACATCGGATTGCCATAAGGGTCAGTTCCCGACTGTTCATATACTAAATTGCCGTAAGGCGTATATTGATTAACACGGTTAGCCGCAATATTAGCCCGTGCCGCTTCTAAGTTACCAGCAGCCGTTTCTCTAGCAGCCCCCGTGTAATCAGGGGCGGCAGGTGCGCTTGGTCTTGGCCCTAATCCTAAAAATCCACCACCACCCATACTATTCTCCCTTGTTTAGAGGGCATCGGATGTTAAGAAACCGACACTCCTCTTTTCTCATTGCCATAATTACCAAATCGCCATCCATATGGGCATCAGGTATATCGGCTACCACTTTAAAACCAAGGTGTCGGTTTAATCGTAAGGCATCTTCATTATCCTTACAGATTTGCCCTAGTATAACGCTAACTCCTAGTTTATTAAAGGGGTAGTCAAACACCGCCCATAAAAAATCACGACTTGCCCAGTTATCACCAACGCTACCAATGTGTATCTCACACGCCTTTGGCATAAAGTTGGTGTACCCTGCTACTGCTACTAAATTACCGTCTTTTAACTGCCCAATACATTGGGTGGTTTCAGGTAGGGGAAAGTTAAGTATTCGAACCAACCATTCCCCCAAATAGCGTTGGTTTTCAGTCGTAACTTGCCTCACAGTACCCTTTTCCTTTTATTTAAAGAATTTTGCTGTGGCGTTGCCCATCTACAATTTTCTTTAAAGTATCCTAAATCATTGTTTATTCTATCAATTTGTGCAGTTTTAAAAGGTGGAAAACCCATATCATTTATATAATTTTCTACTGATTTCAACCAATCATCACACACTTTTATTCCTCTTGCTCCGTAATTGTGATATTCAGGGTCATCAGGCAAATAACATCTGCTTACCATTCTTCTGTATCTGTAATACATTGTTGTTTTGCTAAAACCGTGCTTTTTTCTTCTTTCGCCAGTTTTTTCATCTTTCCAGCAACCGCAAGAAGTGCTTAAACCGCTTCGCAAATTGCCTACAACAACTTCTCTTTCTGTACCACAATCACATTTACACCAAACCATTTGTTTCATGGCTTTTGTGCGTTTATCACTTTTTGCTACAACCAAATATCTACCAAATTTTTGCCCAACAATATCAACGGGTTTTGTCATATGCAATCTCCTATAACTGATTACATTATAACACACCCCCCCTTTCCATTACATAATCCGTACTAGCCCAATGGAAATCTACGCCTTGGGATGCTACAGAAAGGTTTACAGAACCCGCATATCCGATGCCTGTCACGCCTTGCCATACCTTTGATACGGTCAAACCTGCGCCCCATGAGGCATCATCCCATTTACTTGTATTCCAAATGCCCACTTTAGCTAGGCTTGGGTTAAAAGTAATCTCGTTAGACAGGTTTACGGTGTCAAAATCGGTGCTAATACCGCATAAAACATTCGGTACTGTGTTATCGGTCTGTAGGATAGGGCGTACCATCGTAAAGCGTTTTAATTGCCCACGGGTGTCAAAATAGCTATAGGCTTGTTGAGCGTTGGCTACAATATTGTTGCCAGCATCCGAAAATCCATCGTAAAACTTACCTACATAGCCGTCTGAGCCAAAAAACATACCCTCTGGCCCTGATACTTCCCAGCAATACGCCTGAATATTGGTAAATCTACCCCATGATTTTGTAATACTGTGCATTACAAACTGTTCTACACCTGCGCTTACAGGAATATTTAGAATCAGCATATTGTAGGGGGCAAAATAGTTGATTTGCCAGCCAAATTGGTTGTAATACAAGTCTGCTGCTTGGCTTACCGCATAGAAAATCTTGTCAGTTAGATTTACACGGGGGTCTAAGCGGCTAGATTGCAAAGATGCCGACATTGGCACAAGACCGTCTTGGGTTAGTAGCAATAAATCGCCAGCGTATTTGAAAAAACAGCGTCTAGCATAGGTTTGACCCATCTGCCATACACCAACTAAAGACCAAGCGTTAGCGTCATCGGGGTCTGTACCCTTATAAACGATAACTTCACCCATTGAGGTAACAAAAGCGCCTAAATCGTCAACTCCATAACCAGCGTCTAGTGTCCATGTACCCATTGCTTGCAAATAACCGCCACTTCTAGCAATAGAACCAAGCGGAAATTGCTTTGCTGTACCGCCTAATTGATTAACAGGCAAGTACCAAAAATCTAAACTGTTCTTTTCGACAAAATAAATGCGCTCTTGCAAGCTATTTACATGAATAAACAGGTTGTTATTGATGCCAGCTATACCTAAAACGGTATAAACAGGCGTTCCTGTAGCTGGACTAGTGGTTGAACTAGCCATTGTGTAGGTAAATGTGCTTGCGCCTGTGACCGTAATCCTAAAAGTACCGTTATATGGGGTTTCTGTAGCACCTGAAATAACTACACGATTGTCTGTAACTAGCCCATGTGCGCTAGAAGTCGTTACTGTAGCGGTTGTACCTGAGCTTGTAATGCTAGAAATGGTCTGAGCGGTAGCGGTGGTAGCCATTTTGTACCAAGCCGTACCGTCATAAATCATGGTTGGGTCTTGCCCGTTGACCGCTATAAGGAAATTACCGCCAGCCGTTGAAAAGTTAATGTGTTGCCAACGGTCATTACTAAACGAACCGTTGTAAGACAAAGTGGCAGGGTTGGTAGAGCAGTCATAAAACTTACCATCTACCGCAGCAAACAGCTTTTGCACCGTAGGACTGCTGTAATTCATCAATGTTTCAATTGGGTCTGTAATACCGATGGTATAAGTACCAACCACCGTAGCGTTACTAGCTGGCACACTAGCCATTACATAGGTAAAGGTTGTTGAACCTGTAGATGTAATTTGGTAAATGCCGTTGTAATCGCTTGGTGTGCAACCCGTAATTGATATATATTCGCCTGTTGCCAAACCATGAGCAGTTGCAGTCGTGGCTGTAGCGGTAGTGCCTGAATGGGTAATAGTCGATATTGTGACTACACCTGAACTAGTCGTTATCAAGCTGCTACGGGTATATCCCCTACGCATCGTGACATCGGTAGGGGTTGGGAAAAAGTTAGTTAATTGAACGGCATCTAAGGGGTTCATTTCGGCAAGCGAATCCCTTGCGTTCCACCCACCAATGGGGGAAGCCAAAGAAGCCGTCATTGCCCTTCTTTGTTGTGATACTGGCATGATTAAGTTCCGTACCCAGTATCGGGGATATTAGCGTAACCAATAAGCACTTTGGTTGGGTATGGGGCAAAACTAAGGTTTGCACTACCCTTGTCGTTGGCTTTGGCTACATTGAGGTAACGGAAATAGTCTTGTTGCAACGAGGTCGTATCAAACGACTTAATCTGAAAGTATTTAAGTTTTGTGCCTAGCACCATAACCGTATCATCTAACACGGTAGTGTCGCTATCAGCAGTAAAGCTATTTTTAACTGCGCCTGTAGCGCTTCTTGCCCAGCCTTTAGAACGGTACTCAAAGCCTAAATATTCTTTAGTGTTATATGGTGGCCAAATTTGAAACTGTTGACCTAAAATACGCCAACGAATACGAGGGCCAGTAGAAATATAGCCCGACTTTAGCCATTGCCATTGTTGGGCATCTTCAGGCCCCAACATTTGCCATCTTTTAGTCTTATCCCAGTGAGTATTATCCGTGATGGTTTCAAAGTCAGGCGGTAAGTCGTACTTAGTCTGTGAAAAAGTAAAGGTTACGCCAACATAAGTGCCACTAGCTAATTGGGTCATTACGATAGTGGACTTATTTAAGCCTGAATCGTAGCTGACGCTTTGCACATAGGTGTCTTGGTTAATACCTGTACCTGTAATGGAATAATCGCCATCTAAGGCGGTAGCGTTACCTGTTACAACAATGTTATAACTGTTGTCGCTTACGGTATCGCCCACAAAAGTAACGGCATCGGTGTAAAAACGATACTCCAACTCCAAGGCTTGCCAATCGTATTCCTTAACCAAGTCATAGCCTGTGCGGTTCATCAGGGCTAAAACCTGTTGCACATCTTGACTGGTATTACCTGCCACATAAGTAGGCACGGCTAAGTTCAATTCTTGGGTCACTTGCTGAACCAACTGCAACATAGTTTGGCTCATATAACACCTCGTTTAGCTAATTTGGTGGCAATCATTTTTAACCTACTTTCTTCCGACATTACCCTGCCAAGCAATTTTTGCCTAATTTTTTCTTTAGTTTCTTCTTTGCAAGGTGGCCTATTGAATGTTGTTTTGTTTAATGCGGCTTGGCTCATGTTTTTTCGAGCTTCTAAACTTCTTTTTTGACCTAAATGTGTTAATCCTATTCTTTTTTTAGTTTCTTCTGACAATTTTCTTTTTGGTCTTTTTAATGCAGATTCTTTAATTTTTTCACTAGCAGTTCCTTCACCGCCATTAGTTTTGTTTGCCAAAACATAGCCCATGTCTTTAAAACAAGCAATTAACACTTTTTCATGTTCAAATGCTTCTTTTTCTGTATTCCAATAAGCCAAAATTTTAGGCTCAAAACCATATTTATTAACTATGCTATTCCAATGCAAACTTCTTCTATCGGTTGATTTATAACGATTTTTTTTGCCTTTGCCAATATAAAAAATTTTATTATTAGTTTTGTTGTAATGAGCATAGGTATAAAAAGCATGAGAAATGCTTTGTTTAGATGCAACACTTCCCATGCTGTTGGTCATAGTTTAGGCTTCCTCTACGGATTCCGCTTTCTTTTTGCGGGGTTTCTTTTCACCAACTGCCGCAAGTATAGCCGCCATCTGCTCTTGCATTAAAGCGAGCTTCGCATCAGTTTCAGCCTTAATTTTAGCAGTTTCTTCATCTTTTTTGGCAAGTTCTTGCTTTAACTGGTTAATTTCTTCTTCACGCTTGGCAGCTTCAGCCGATTCGCTTGCAAGACTTAGAAACGATTTAGCCTTATCTCTAAACGCATGAGGTGACATACCAGCAATCATGCCAATGCGTTGTAGCTGTAGGTCTGAAGCGTTAGCGATGGATTCTACGGTCATAAACTTTACGCCTCGTAGTTCTTGGGCTTGCGACTGGCTAATCAAAGGCCATTGCTCTACAGGCGTTCCTAATATTTCGCTACTAGAATCTTGCGTAGCTTGGTACTGTAGCCACTGGCGTGGAAAACGCTGTTTATGGCTTTCCTGTGCGTAGGTGTCAATTTCCGTTAGATTATCGCCAGCAACCATAATGCGTACAAAGTCAAAATCTTTAAATATAGGTCTGCCAGCCTCGTTGGATTCATGCTCTAGTTTGACTGCTCGCTTATAAAATTTAACTGCCAAACGAGAATCTGCGTCTTGAGTATCGCTATCAATCATGTAAAACTCCTCTAAGTGGTTAAAGGTACTTCGGTTAAAAGAAAAAGGGCTACCCCAATTACGAGATAGCCCCTTGTTTTTACTACAATTTTTGGTTAGACGCTAGTAGCACCAAACCAGCCATAGTCACCTGAAACCATAGACTCAGCAGGAGATACATAAGAACCACCTGATGCGGTTACGGCAAAGGTTGAAGCATTAACGGTACAAGCTGTGGTTCCAGCTGGAATCGTTGCTGCTGCACGGGCAAATACATAACGCTTACCGTCAGAACCAAAAGTCTCAGCACCGAGAGGGCCAAAGCTTGGGATTCCAATTAAGGTAGTACCGTTGGTGTATTCAAAGCTCTCAGGGGTAATACCGTTGAGGTCAACACCTGAAATGGGGAGAACTGAATAAGGCATGATTATTTTCCTTTACTAATTAGACGGTCAAAATACCCTGCAACGATGCGTTGCTGGTGGTAAGGTTACCTGCCCAACCGTAGAGCTTAACAATCGCATCTTGGTTGATGGCTTGACGCTCACCACCGATAGGTACGAAATTACGCTCTTTGTGTGGACGGAAGAAGATGTAATTGGTGTTCAAGAGATACATATAGTTTGCGTTCTCTTGGTTACCAATACCACCACCGAGTACGACATCAGCAGATGTACCGCCACCGTAAAACTTGAGGGATGCGAAACCTGCTGCACCACTTTCTTCGGTAGTAATACGCTGAATTGCTTGCAATGCGCCTACGAAATACTGATATGCGGTGTTACCAGCAATGTAAAGGTCAGCCTTGTCTGTGCCACGAACCTGCTTGATAGCAGCTTCAGTCATTTTTGCCAAGGTGTTGGTAGAGGTCAAGCCAGTAGTAGCTTGGTTCTGCCAAAACGACCAGTTTGCACGGTTAATACCACCGTAAGTACCTGTGGTTGGGGTTGTAGATATTGCGGCAGCTAGACCGTCAATGTTCTTACCACCGTTACCAGTACCGTCACCATAGAGGTCACCCGAAATGCGGTTCAAAAGGCGTGCCTCAGAAACTTGCATACGACCATCCAAAAGGTCGATGATAGCTTCTTTGGAGCTGTTTTGGAGCATTTCTAAACCGCTCATTGTTACAGCAGCAGCGTACTGAGCAATCTTGAACTGAGCAGCAGAAATTGGGCTGTCAGGAGCAATGTTCAATACTTCGTAGCCGCTATAGGAATTAGCGTTGTTGGTGTTGGGGTCGTTGTACATGATTTCTTCCAAAATCACATTACCGCCTGAGAATGGGCGTACATTACCCTTAGAGTTAAGTCTTTGCAGAATTGCATTGTTCTGCGTTAAGTTATCAGCCAATTCACCGCTACGACTTTGAATGGTGGTAGCGATAATATCGGTGATTGCTGAGTTAGCAAATGCCATGATATATCCTTTTTAAGTTAATTAAAGCCTACCGCTCTCTGCCTCGGTCATCTGAGCCATCAGTAGAGAACGCCTGTCCTTTGCTTCGACTTTCGCTTGTGTTCCGTTAGGAGTAACGGATTTTGGGCTAACAGCCGTTGCTTTAGCTCTAGCTACTTGTTGTGCCTTAGATGCTTGCTTTGTAGCGTTGTTCAGGAGTTTTTCCTGTTCCAACCTAAAGGCTTCATCGTTCATACGCACAGCTTTTGCATAAGCCGTTTCAAGGTCTTGGGCCTTACCTAGCTCAAGTAGTTGAGCCATTTCTTCCCTAACCATATCAAAGTGCGGAAACCGCTCTCTGTCAC